GTCAACATAAGAGTCAACGTATTGTCGGTGAGCGTACACAAATGGCCAGACGGTAGTTTGCCGATTATAAGATATAACCAACCGTCAGGCCCGATGTAGTAAGAGTAAGTAACCTGCTGAAAAAGCCAAGTCATAGCTCTCTTTGATCCACCGGGCGTGGTGTCTAGGATCATTTTGTTCCGCTGCTCATAGATCCGAGTAGAAATCCAATCGCTAAATGAAGCTTCCATGTGACTAACATCAAAACAATGGAACTTAAGTGACTGAGGATCATCTGGACCCAATAAGTAGCGGGACATGGCGTCCCAACCACCGTACCATGGAGAAAGGCCAACCCCTGACCAGTCCTTGGCACTACTCATCTCAAGAAGAGAATCATTCTGACCAGCATAGAGCATATAGCTGACCAAATAGGTTACGAGATCGCAACACACGAAAGTTCGTGTCTTCCTCTTCTTAGGGTCGGGGTGTAAGAGCTTGTCAGTCGTACGAATCTCACCCTTCGGCGAAGTCTGCCAAAAAGCATGAGTAAGATGATGGGACTTTCCTTTCTTATCGACATAATCAATGGAAAGTTTACCATCTCGAAAGATTTGCTCCACACAAGCACGAATAAACTCCAACGCGTAGGTATCCAACAAAGCATCACCTTTCGTCTTGTGATCAATGTTCAATGGGTAACCAGGCGAAGTAGACTTTTCGCACTTAGCAATCGCCTCTTCCAACGTGACGGTCTGACCGTACATGTAGGGAGCGGTGATTTTTGAGAAGGCCGACGTTGCCATCTCAATCTTCTCAACTTCGGGAAACCAAGGATAGACTAGCAGATTCTTCTCAAAATCATTCCAAAGCAAGTCTTTAGAGAAAACACTCGGATAATACCCCATAGGAGCAGGGATACTAGAGTGCTTCTTCACTTCTTTTAGTAACTCGATATTGAAGGGGACGTGGTGTTCTCCGAGTATGCCTGGGGTCATTTTATGTAACGCAAATGCCCCATCCCAGACAGTGCCTAAGCACGGATACTCGGAGACGACGAGTTTTTTTTTTTGGCTCAGTCTGAACCCACCACGGGACCGGTCTTCCCGGAGTGATAAGAAGACACCGATTTGTGTGACCGTGACTCGAAACCCCTTTGTGAAGGGCTACGACACGTCCACGCGCATCAAAGACAGGGGATCCAGAATCTCCCTTGACTGTGTTGCACGTGTACTCGGCAACACCGGCATCTTCCATCACGTTGACCACTTCGCCAGAATCAACCACAGCCTGATGACTGTAATCATCCCACTTCAGGATCCGCACACGGCGATCATCCTGAGGCAACTGAGAAAAATACGCACGGTTCTTAGAGATGAAGCGATTAAACTCCACATCCGTAGTCAAAAACCGTATTGCGTCTGTCTCCATATTGGGAGGAAATTGTTCCTGACGCGGGACAGCGACAGTAAGTGGATCTATGGAGAAGGCTTCCTCCTTTATGACATGCTCCTCTCCCACACGTTCCGAAGTCACTCTGACAATTCGAAAGTGAGAAAGAGGTGCCTGGAGGTCACCAACTTCATTATAGAAGGCATGCTTCACAGAATACAGGCCCAGAGGGCCTGCAAAGCAAGTTGCCTGCTTTGTCCACCGACCATCGTTGTAGAGGTCAATTCGATAGAGAACCGCGCTATTAACCGGTTGAGAAACAGCGCTCACTATCGCCTCGTTGCTGCCCTTCTTTGCTTCTTGAACAAGCGAAAGAACCAAGGGCGACTCCTTCTTCTCCACGGGTTTGATATGATCGCTCCCGCGCCCAATAATGCGCATTCCAACTGACTCATAGAGCACGCATCTGTTACACCCAGCATTCTTGCACGGTTTGCCATTGACTACGTTCGGGCAACGCAAATCAACAACATGCTGCACATTAGATTCAAGGAGGTCGGCTGTCTCAAGGTTGGGATCCGAGAGATAAGCCCTAAAATCATCTACCTCCTGCATCGATGGTACTCCCTCAGGAGCAGAAAACATCAACGCTAGCGCATCCCTAACCGGACTAGGAGCTTGTGCAAACTCACGTCCCCACACATTGGTGAGCTCTTCCTTATATATTTGTGTACCACGTACTCTTGTCTCGGGATGTCGATACATCCAGGATAGTACTGTAGCAGCACGTTGCAGACTAGGATTTTTCCGAAACTCATCAAGGGGAACAGAAAGGGTGGGTAAGTTCATAGAGTGAGTAAGAGGCCTCCAGCCGTCGGCATATGCTTGACGCAACTCGTCGACGGTAGTAACCACACGCTCATTCCCACGCTTATCGGTCATCTTCAAACCACCCCCACCACTTTTCTCCAGCTGTTTTATGAGGTCCGCAAGGGAATAGAACACAAAGTTCTTTTTCAGAAGACTTTTCCCTGCAAGTGGGCGATCCGATCGATCCCACTCTGACTTCACAGGAGGCAAGGAAGACGCTGGCTCATGACGAGTCACCGCCTTAATCTTACCCCCTTGCTCTGCCTTCTTCACATAACGGTTCTTGATTCCGCGGCCCTCGTCTCCACTACTGGCTGACTCATTTAAAGCCACACCAGTCGACTTGGCAAACCAAGACTCGAACCATCCTGAAAGGATCCGAGTGGTTACTCCAAGTGCAAGGAATACAAAGACCACAGCCAATAGAACAAGAAAAGAGTCCAAGGTACGAGCATACCTAGGATTCTCATTCTTCCAGGTCCTTATCGCGAGACGCCAGCCATTGAGTCGAACCGGAATATATTGATAAAATTCCGGCTTATCATCTTTGACAAACATCGCAATCGATGGATCTGACCGCGACAGTGAAGTACCATCTGACGCTCCTAATGAGTCAGAAAGCCACCCAGACTCCGAAAAGACTGGAATGGTATCAACTTTCTCATCTGGAACACGGAGATCGTCAGTTGGCAATGGCGCAGAAGCACTCTTCTGTTCCCCCTCAGGGGTTACATCATAGTGCTCCCGCGCACTTGGACGGAGACGGGCCATTTTGCGCCGAAGCGCATCCTCGCTTATCCCCGACCGAGGCTCATCTTTTTCCTCAATACTCAACCTACGAGGAGTCGTAGAAGCAGAAACAACCCAGCCAACGCCGAGCTGTTCATGACTCAACTCAGCAGAATCGAGCATTGATTGATCCAGTAGTCCCGCAGACTTGAAAAGGAGCGGTTTGTCTCTCACCATGATTTGGGCAAACGTACGAGTAGTTCTCAGGTACGCTCCGCCCTTGTCATCAATGACAGGTCGCGCCTTCCCTAGCTTAAGATCCTCAAGTATATCTGAAGAGAAAACCGCCTTTTGAATAGCAGGCGGCAACTCCCAAAACCACGAGATAGACCCCTTAGACAACAGAGATTCGACGACGAGCGCACGATACTTCTCTGGATCAAATTTCTTTGTGCCTGTAAGAATAGGTGTTTCCATAGCTTTGATCGCAGCAACGGCAGCGCACTCGGCGCATAACGTAGTCCCCTGCGGGAGACCTTTACGACACTGCGGATATGCAACACACCCTGATGGCGCATCAGTGGGAAGAAGATCTTGAACCCAGCCTACGAAAGCAACGGCTGGAGCCCAATTACGATACAACTTCAAATTCCCAAAGGCTACCAAAGAGGCACAAAAAAGGGACACGGACAAAAGAGCTCGACGACGACGGTCACTCCACCACACAGCTGGATCAAACCCGTAGGCCTGGTCTTCACCACATGGCAAAACAGCCACCACCCTCTTGCGCTTTGTTCGTTCGACTACTGCAGTGACAGCAAGAGCTATAACTACTGCAATCAGGAATGTACTAAGGAAGATATAAAAGCGTTTGACTTTAAAAAGACCAAAGACAGAC